AGATGCATACACATCCGCAACTGCACACACAGCATCTTTTACTGCCATGTTCTCAGTTGCAAATATATTTCCACGAATATACGTCAGCTTTCTAATATAGGCTTCGGCTTTGCGTTCTGCAAACGGAAATTCCTTTTCAGTAATCCCGCCTCCGTACTGATCTGCATAATATTCATAATCTACATACATAAGTTATTCCTCCCTACTCTCCCGCTTTCAGAATCGAGAACGGGCATCTCTTTGTCTTCTCTTTTACAAGTGCATTGATAGGATTTGGAACTTCCCAACCCATACGCATAACTGCACGAAGTGCAACCATATCGTTCTGCATCAGGTTGTATGCGATAGTTCCGTCTGTATTCTGTACAACACCTTCTGTAAACAGCTTGAATGTAATATCCTGTCTGATAGAAAATACAAGCTGCGAGAAATCTCCGGAGACCATCAGGGCCTTAGATTTATCCCATGCTCCATTGATCGGGAAATTCATCGGAGAACCATCCAATGCATACTGCGTAGATCCCTGCATATCTGATTTAAACAGTGGATCGCCGTTAGCATTCTTTAATCCTCGAAGCTTTGCCCTCATAGAAACATCAGCCATATGACCATTCACTAAGTATCCGCATTTTTCAACTTTGTCAAGAACGCCTTCTTCCGCCATAATCTTATCGTACAGTGGATCAGCAGAACCAAGCGTTACTACACTTCCAGCTTTTGTTGCAGTAGTTACTATATCATCTCTCCAAGTAGACGGTTTATCTACTCCGAATAATGCAGCTCCATCAATCTTTGTTCCGAATGCTTCTGTTACCCTCGGTTTCACCTCGCCCCAAATATCATAGTCTGAATCATCTAATACGGACTCTGGAATCGGTACAATTACCGCAATTTCTTCCGCAATAATAAACTTCTTATCCCATGCCTGCTTGGTCGTTTTCTTCTGTCCTGAATCACCGTTCACAAAATAAGCAATTGGCAGCATATCCAGTACTGGCATCTTGTACTGCTTACTTGTCATATTTGGCAGCTTACGTCCTCTTGAAAGAACAGCTGACTGAGCAATAACACCCTGAATGATCTCATTTGATTCCTGTACTGGAATCAAAGATTCTGCACCGCTTCGATCGATAATGTTGACATCATTCTCAAAAAGCCTTAAATTCATTCTGTTTTTATTCATCTTCTACCTCCGTTATCTTCTCGCTGCAGCACGGATACGATCATTGATGGAAGCGTTCATGTTTCCACCAGAACCTTCTGAAGAATTTCCAGAAGATGTGGAAATGCGATAAGAACCGGCATTTCCTGTAAATTTCGGATTCTCCTTCAAAAATTTGTCTGCAGCTTTTTCAAATGTTGTTTTATCATCTACAAGTTTCGATACCTTGAACATGACATAATCCAGATCTTCTGATCTAACGCCTTTACCAGATAAAGTCTTCTCATTCTCCATCTGCTGTACTTTCGCCAGCGCATCATCAAGATCTTTCTGCAATTTTGTAGCATTTGGCTGATTAGCTGCACGTTCTGCTTTGAAATTATTGATTGCCTGTGTTACCTCAGATTCTGTCATGCCCTGATTTCTAAAAAAATTGGCAAGAGCTGTCCTCTCAGACCTCTCTACCCGCGCACCTGCAATCTCTTCCAACTGTTCATAGGTATATGTTCCGGTTCCATGTGCTCCGGATGCGCTCCCAGCGGATCCCTGACCGCCGTTTCCAGTCCCAGCATTTCCACCCTGATTACCAGAGCCAGCTCCGCCGCCGTCATCAAAGAGCTGTAAATTCATTCTGTATCTCATGTTTCTACCTCCGTTTCGCCTCGACAGGCTCCCGAGCTTTTATATCGTCTTCACGTTTTGGACATAATAAAAACACCCTCTCGGATGTTTATTTCTGAAATTCTATGCAGTTGTATTCCCGGTTGACATCTGCAAGTCCCAGGAACCATGAATCTACCAGAAGTTTCCCGCCATCTGATAGATCTTCCCATTTAATTACCGTATTTCCGCATCTTGCATCTACCTTAATCTTATCGTGTGTAAGATCTTGAAGTGAATTAATCAAACTACATGTAAGAGCTGATACAGCCGTACACGCCCGATCAATGCCGCTTGGTTCTTTCCGGCAAGCATGACCAGTTATACTAATACTGTTATCTTTTACTGTTACAATTATCATCCGTTACTCCTTTGTCTCTATGACAGTTACAGTTCCTTCGAAAGCACCAAGATCTCTCTGCTGTCGGAATGTGTGAGTCTCCGCCACATCATCATCCGTCATCGGTCTTGTAAGATACCATAAAGAGTCATCTTTCCATGTAATTTCTTCTAACTTCTGATTTGGTTCAAGTTTCACTGTTGTCTTTCCACCATAATTTTTTGTTGCTGACTGGCATCCAGTCAGACATGCAACCGACATGATAATCGCTGTTAATACTACTGCTATTCTTTTTTTCATTGTTACTCCTCCTAAAATTGCGTACAAAAATACCACCGGCTTTTCGACTGGTGGTAGCTACATGGATAATACTTTCATATCATTCCATAATTCCTTTAACTGTTTATCATTTATTTTATGTTTATCAAGCATTGCCTTGGCATCTGTATAGAAATTAGTCTCACCTTCTGGACACCTGCATATAAACGGCTCATCATCTCTCCACGAAATATTATATCTTTCTCCATAAAGAATAAACTCGATATCTAATCCTATCTCTATAGCTTCTGACAGCTCAGACAAGTTCTCAAATTTTGCATAATCTTTATACTCAATCATTTCAATCACCTCTTCTCGAGAATATCTTTATTGGCAATTTCATGCCCTAATTTAAGTGGATTATCGTGCTTTGCTTCACGTTTCAAGTTACCTTTTTCATCAAGATACCAGTTATGATAATGCGGTACAATCGGATGTTCTTTTGAATTTCCGTGATCCGTCATATCTATGTCTAATCTTGGCCTTCCATCATTTCCGTAATATCTACGTCTCTGCAAGGCACCATCTTTGAAATTATCAAACACACTATTCGGAGCACCTTTATACGGGATAGAATGTACTTCTCCTATTTGTTTCTTCTTCAGTGCTTGACTCTGCCATTTTACATCTATATATGCTTCACTGATAATTTTCCATTTCTCACTATCATTATATTTCATCTGGCCGAAATTAACAAGCGAACCAATATAATCTCCCAGAACTTCTTTATACCGCTTATACTGAGCCACATCCTTGGATGCATTCTCAATCATTTCCCGCGGAAACAATGCATTCTGTCGTTTGCTATTTGTTGCCACCCGACCTTTCATGTCCAGGTAAATACGCTCACGTTCTTCCGTAAGCTTCATTTTCCGGCAAAATCTGGAATATTCATTTAACTGTCCTTGATACTTTGCTTTATGCAACAGAATTTCATCCGGATCAGCCTTGCCTTTCTGGAGCAGTCGAACCTTTTCTCTTTGCGCCCGCATCGCCAATTCCATCTGGCGTTGCTTTTGTTTGGCTTCATACAAGGTATATTCCTTATCCCCAAAGTTCTTCGGTTCACTCTCTTCCAGATTCTTGGCATCCAGCCATTCATCCGTCCAGTTGCGTTCTGACAGTCCGGGAAAGAAAGGATAATAGGTGTGATAACAGTTCACTCCTAGAAGTCCCGTGACCGTCCCCAGACCACATACTGAATACAGCTGTTCCTTGGACCAGACACGCCCCTGCCATACTGCATGTGTCGGTCGTGCACCTGCATGCCATTCTACCTCAAAATACTCGGTGCCAAGCTTCTGTGCGTTGTACTCAGATATCTTTCCGGTAATCTGACTGACTGCAGTCATGACCGCTCTCCTTGCAGCCACATCCACCCGATCGGCTCTCCCTGAAGCATAATCAATCTTCCGAAGTCCGCTGTTCGTGAGCTGCGTCACGACTCGTCTCAGGACACTGTTATAATCAAACGCGCCGGTTACGATATCATAACATGCTGCATCCAGGTATCCAGAATACACCTGTGCAAGTGGTGTCAGTACCTTCCTATCATTTCCATAATCCAAATAAAATCCAAGTGAATTGGTTACATTCTCCAAATCTTCACAACTCTGGTCAATAATTGCTTCTGTGATTCGCTTAAGTTGCTCGTTCTGATCATACGGTATATATTCTGCATTGATCTGTTCATATACATCCTTATCTCGAACATATTCCTTTTCGATTACCTTATCGTACAGTTCAAACATTTCCGGATAAGAAGCATTGAGCGTCTTCATGATTTCCCGTTCGATATCCTCTGAAGAATGTCCCAGGATCCGTAACCGGTTAATCTGCCAATCTGCAGTACTTGTGATCTCACCAGTTTTAACGATTCTTCGAACAATGTCTTGCACGATTCGTTCTTCCAAATCCTGATAACTGGCAGCAATCTTACTGGCAAGCTTATTCATATAATCATCTCGCATTACTCAATCACCTGATTTTGTTCCGGGAGATTCTTAGCAGCATCTTCTTCTGATTCTCCATACCATTTAGCACGGTACTCTGCCAGACTCATGACTCCCATACTGACATCTTGTCGGTCTCTGCTCCGCTCTGTCTCTTTGTCCTCAATGATCGAATCATCAAAATCAATGGTGATTTCGCATTCAGGATTCAGTGGCTCATTCAATACCATTCCCAAACGAATGATAATCCGAATCAGTTGCTTTAATGCATCCTCAAGCAATATCTCATGTTTCTTAATCATACGATACATATCCGAATTTTCCGAAATAATCTCTGTTGCTGTCTTTGCTCCTGTTGCCAGTGTCTTTGCACCATCGTTGAGAGCTGATGAACCATCCTTTATAGACTTGATTCCATCGTCCAGGGTTCCCATGGCTGTTGATATCTGTGAAGTACCATCTGCCAGCTGGCTTGTATATGTCTCAAGTGAAGCTGCACCGTCTGCCAGTGTGTCAGCACCCTTCTTCAGTGAGTAAGTACCATCCTTCAGAGTCTCCAGACCATTTGTGATCTTTCCTGAACCCTCCTCGAGCTGATCTGCAGAATCACCGAGCTGACCTACGCTGTCTGTGAGTGAGCTCACATCTGCCTTGTCCTCAACCTCGTCTATGGCATCCTCTGCGCTTGATCCAAGAAGGTCACTTGCTGCAACCGTCATGGTCATTGAGAGCTCGAAGTCTGTGACATCCGCTGTAACCTCAACATAATCAGGTACATCTATGTTATCAAGTGCTGTCTCTATCTTGCTGTCATTTATACCATCCTGTAAGCACTGCTTGAATCCAGGAACTGCATATCCGACTACGATCTGGTTGCTTCCCTCTGAGATGACCTTACCATTCTCAACCTGAACGTTTGAGAACTTATCTACAGGAAGGATCATTCCTGAGAGCATTACAAATG